TCCATATCAGTCCACCACCTTCCGCACGCGGTCGATGCCGTAGATGACATTCAGGCCGGAGCCGTTGTCCCAGTTCACCATGAGGCTGCCGGTATCGTCGACTCCCGTAACGGTTCCCTTGGTGCCGATAGGCGGAGCCTGCACATCGTCCATCTGGAGAAGCTCCACGCGGGTGCCTGCCGGGTAGCGGGAGCGGAGCGCTTCAAGCTGCTCTTTCGTGATCATTCGCATGCTGCCACCTCCTTTTCCGGTGCGCCGTTCTTCCAGTTGGAGTTGCCAGAGAGATTCTTAAGGAGAATTTTGCGCTCTGCTTTATACTCGTTTCCGATGAAGCCAAGTCGCAGGAGGAAGCAGCGGAATGCGTACTTCTCGTTGTCGACTTCCTTCTCGGTGGCGCTGATGCGCTTCAAATCCCGGCTCATCTTGCCAAGGGATGCAATGAAGTGGGTGTAGGCCTTGACCTCGTCCGGCTCCGGCATCTCAGTAAACCAAGGGAAGCTGACCGTATCCTCTGTGACCTCGATGCCAAGGTCGTCAATGCCGAGTGCCTTTTTGATGAGGCTTTCCTTGGCTGTGAGGAGGTTGGTGAGGTTTCCGACCGCCACCTTGTCGAGCGGGAGGCTGACTGTAAGGCCGGTGGCTTCATCGTCGCTTTCGACCTCTTCGGTATCCTCCGGTGTGAACCCATCCGCGATCAGGCTGTGGATGATGCGCTCCAGCTTGTCTGCGTCCTCGCAGGTTACGCTGCCTTCCTTGTCGACCGTGATGTCGCCGATCTCATAAGCGCAGGTCGACATACGCATGTAGACTGCTTTGTCGCCGGTGAGTTTTTCAATGGCTGCGACCAATGCTTTTCTGTCGTTTCCGGTTACGTTGTAATTTGCTTTCATGAGTGTGTTCCTCCTTTGTTAATTAAGGTTTTAGGCTGTGCCTTTCGGCATGTATATACATCACTCTGAAAGCCTTATTTATCAAGCGATTTCCTACATTTTCCGAGGTAGAAAATTGCCGAAGAATCCGGGCAGAAATTGTGTATTATACACCCGCCGTCGGAGAAGTCTCGACTTCCTTTGCCAGAGCGGAATAGAGGAGCTTTTCGCCGTTCCTTATTACATACACATTTTCCTCATCGCCGGTATCCTCCACGTAACGGCGAAGGATGACAGAGGCGTATTTCGGATCGAGCTCCATCATGTAACAGACGCGGTTCAGCTGCTCGCAGGCCATCAGTGTGGAACCGGAGCCGCCGAAGGTATCAATAACTACAGAATTTTCCTGAGAGGAGTTCTGGATGGGATAGCCCAGAAGATCCAGCGGCTTGCTGGTCGGGTGATCCTTATTGCGCTTTGGTTTATCGTAGTTCCAGATGGTGGTCTGCTTGCGGTCGGAATACCACGGGTGCTTGCCGTTTTGCAAAAAACCATAGAGCACAGGTTCATGCTGCCATTGATAATCGGATCGACCGAGCACGAGGCTGTTCTTTACCCAGATACACACACCGGCGAGATGGAAACCTGCGTCAATGAATGCCTTTCGGAAAGTGAGCCCTTCAGTATCCGCGTGGAAGCAGTAAGCGGCTCCGCCTTTTTCGAGGTGGTCAGCCATGTTCTTAAACGCTGCCAGCAGGAACTTGTAAAATTCCTCGCCCTTGAGAGAGTCGTTCTTGATCGTAAGACCATCCGAGGCTTTGAAGGATACGCCGTAGGGCGGATCGGTCAGAACAAGGTTTGCATTCTTGCCGTCCATGAGCTTTTCCACATCTTCCGGAGAGGTGGCATCTCCACACATGACTCTATGCCTGCCGACTGTCCAGATGTCGCCGGGCTCTACGAAGGAAGCTTTCTCAAGGGCAGCGGTGAGGTCAAAATCATCATCGGCGATGTCCTTTTCGCTTCCGGTGCCGAGCAGTTTATCCAGCTCACCGGCATCAAAGCCGAGGAGAGATAGGTCAAAGGACTGATCCTGCAGATCAGACAATTCGACCGACAGCATTTCCTCATCCCAGCCTGCGTTGAGCGCCAGCTGATTATCCGCAAGGATATACGCACGCTTTTGTGCTTCCGTCAGGTTTTCTGCAAAGACGCAGGGCACGGTTTCATATCCTTCCTCGCGGGCAGCCGTAATGCGACCGTGGCCGACGAGGATGTTATAGTCCGCATCAATGACAGCAGGACTCACAAAGCCGAACTCCCTGAGAGAAGCCCGGAGCTGTGCGATCTGCTCCTTGCTATGTGTCCGGGCATTCCGGGCGTAGGGCACCAGTTTATCAATAGGTACCTGTTCTAATTTCTGTGTGTTCATTTACATATTCCTCCTGCTTCGAAGCAGCTGCTCCATCACGCTGTCCTGCGGACTACCTTCAAATGGCTCGGTGCAGTTTTGCTTCACAATGTCGTAAATCTCATACCAGAGCAGGTTGGCCTGCTTCTGAAAATTCATCAAAAGCTGTGTGAATGGGCTCGCAATTGCAGCGCCGGTGGTCGGGTGCTTTCCGAGCATGCCGTATTTGCTGACAGCTTCGGAGCACTGGATATACCGGGCAAAGGCCTCAGAGTAGCTTTCAAGCAGGCGCTTGTTTACCAGCCTCTCGCAGCCGCGCTCCTTGAGCCACAGCCATGTTTCCTTATAGATTTCATCTGCACCGAGGGGCTTACCGTCCTTCTGAAGAGCAGAGAGGTAATCATCCGGGCTTGGCATATCCATGCCTTCCAGCTCCACGCCGTCACCGATGTCGTCAACATCGAAGTCGGTCATGTCGTCAGTGAAGTCCGGCAGCTCCATACGCTTTGCAGGTGCGCCTTTCATAATTTTGTCGGCGAGGGCGTCCGGCTTGGAGCCAGCTTTGACACGCCGCCCGCCGCGATAGGTTCCGTCTTTCGCCATGTCGATCACTTCCATTTCTGTGGTGCAGGGTTTAATACCCTGTTTGAATTGCAATTTTTGCGTAAAAGACCCCGCGCCGTTTTCCGGGAAAACAGGTCGTAGAGATTTCACCCGCCCTACCGGTCGCCGCGCTCGTGGTGAATCTTCTCGTGGCACGAACGACAAAGGCTCATGAGATTGGACTCCTCGTTCGTTCCTCCGTCAGCAAGAGGAATGATGTGGTGGACTTCCTCGACCGCGACGTAGCGTCCGGCCTTTAAGCACTGCTCACAGAGCGGGTGCTTGTGGACATACCTGTCACGGATTCGTTTCCAAGCTCTGCCGTAGCGTTTGCCGGGAGAGTAGCCGCGCTGGAACTTCTCGTAGTGTTGTTCCATCACCTTGGCGTGCTCCTCGCAGTAAGCACCGTCGGTCAGGTTCGGGCAGCCGGGAAAGCGGCACGGTCGTTTTGGTTTCCTTGGCATAAGCCGCGCCTCCTTTCGGGCAAAGAAAAAGCCCTGCAGGATAATCCCACAAGGCTTGGTGGCTGCGCGTGCAGCCGTTTCTTTATTCTGTTTCGCTGATTATATACTATCATAAGTGGCAGGTGGGCATCTTAGGACAAATATGGACATTTCGGGCGCATTTCATATTTCGATAGGATTTTCAGGGAGAGATGCATGCAGCAGTGCGTTTCCGTGCCAGCGCCGGATGGTGCGGGCATCTGCACAAAGCTCGGTGCCGATCTGCTCCCATGTATAGTTGTGGATGTAACGGTACTTCAAAACCATGCGCTCGTCGGTGTCCGGAACTGCCTCGATCACTTCCCGGATCTGCTTTTTCAGGTCGGAAAGCATCTCAAGCTCCCGTGCAATTCTTTGTTCCAAGTCCCAGAGCTTTTCAAGCGTCCGGGCAAAGGGAGCCTCGGTGTTCCTTGAAGTCTGCACCCGGTCTTTATCATATTGGATAGCCGACACGCTGCCCGCCATCTCACGAAGGTTCTGGGCTTCCATCGTATCGGACTTGATTCTCTGATCAAGGCGGTAGGCCTGATGGAGATATTCTTTTACTGTCATTTAGGCTTAGCCTCCTCTCGTAGTTTTGTGATTAGGTACTCGCCGTCCACGCTCGTTAGGGTCTTGTACCAGCCGGAGCGGAAGAAGCGCTCGCATTCCAGCGCGTCTGCCATCGCGGCCTTGTTGCCGGACTTCTTTTTCAGGCGCTTCAGGGCGTTGCGGTAATCCTTCACGGCCTGCAGCACGATTGCGTTTGCGAGATTTTCATAAGGATCGCTCATCACACCACCTCGGCTTTGACCGCGTCGATCAGTGCCGACTGTGTCAGTTCTTTCTTGGTGAGTGCCCGCATGATCCGCTCATCAATGGTGCCCTTTGTGATGATGTGCTGGATCACCACGGTATGGGACTCTTGGCCTTGCCTCCAGAGGCGGGCGTTGGTCTGCTGGTAGAGTTCCAGCGACCATGTGAGCCCGAACCATACAAGGGTGGAGCCTCCGGCCTGAAGGTTTAGGCCATGACCGGCAGAGGCCGGATGTATGACTGCTACAGGAATCTTTCCCGCATTCCAGTCAGCGATATCGCGGCTTGTCTTGATCTCCCGAACATTGAAGCGGTTCTTTATGCGGGATAAGTCGTGCCGGAACCAGTAGGCCACAAGGAGCGGTTTTTCATTGGCGGCCTCGATAATATCCTCCAAAGCGTCCAGCTTTCTGTCGTGAAACTCGATGATTTCTCCGGTATCCGCATAAATCGCACCATTGGCCAGCTGGGAGAGCTTCCCGGTGAGGGATGCTGCATTGGCAGCGGTGACTTCGCCGTCTGGGAGCTGCAGGATGAACTCCTGCTTCAAATCCTCGTAGCGGTCACGCTCCGATTCCGAAAGCTGCACCTCATAGGCCGTGGATACCAGCTCCGGCATCTTTAAGTGGTCGGTCGATTTCATGGAAATCGTGATATCCGAGATTTTCCGGTAAATCGCGTCCTCCGCATAGAGCAGCGGCTTGTAGGAGTAGATGATCTCGCCGTTTCGCTTGTCCGGCATGAAGTAATTTGTCCGGTATTGTGTGATGAAGCGTCCGAGGCGCTCACCCATATCCAGCACTTTGAACTCTGCCCACAGATCCATGAGACCGTTGGAGGAAGGTGTGCCGGTGAGGCCGATAATGCGATGGAGTCTGGGTCTAACCTTCATCAGAGACTTGAAGCGCTTTGACTTGTGGTTTTTGAAGGACGATAGCTCGTCGATAATCACCATATCGTAGTCAAAGGGAAAGCCGGACTCGTCAATGAGCCACTGCAGGTTTTCTCGGTTGATGATCGTGATA